CTTAGGGGCAAACGATCTATAGATCGTCTCTCAGGCTTTTCCTGATTGGCTCCTAGGGAGCGGTCTGCACAATCTGTGCGACATGTCCAGTGCGGCAACCATCCGAAGATGGAAACCGTGCCTTTCATGAGGCTTAAATCGGCATGTGCGACCGTTCCGAAATGCACCTAATCAGGTGTGTTTGGAAAACAGAATCTTCCTACATACAAGTAGGTCGATTGCTGTACGGAGATACCCCGCATCGTGAGCGATGCGGACTCCGTCGAGAAATCCCTCGATCATTTGTCGAGAGAGTTCTCTATGACAGTGGTCTGTTGCTTCTGACAGATCACTAGTCAATAGGTTGAACCCTCTATAGAGAGCTTCAACCGTAATGGGATCCTTTCCTGCATGTTGCAGGTCTTGAGCCCATTCCCACGCAGGCTCGCCTCTTCCGAGGCCAGCTCTTGCACTGGGAATTTCTTCCAATAGGTTCACAAGTATGTGACCTAAAGGTTGAAGTAGGATAGTCACCCACCATTCATTGGCGGTGACTATCCTTGCCTTACCTCCGGGTTCTGAGCTTACGCTCGCCCGGACACAAGGATGCCCGATGACATTATAATGTTCATCGAGTATTTCCCGCTTAATGCCGGCTTCAGCCGCGCATTGCAGGATTTGATATCCGAGCTGGTTATCATAACCGGCTCGTCTATCACCGAAAATGCCACCCTTTAAAGGGTCGCCAAATCGGTAAGTTGAGAGATCTTCTGATCTCTCTTCTGTTACAACCTGTAGCCAGTTGACTCCAGGCTGTATTGGATATCCGAGAACAGATTCTCGGATCTCCCCTACGGATTCTGCCCATTGGGCGAATTCGTGCTGTACTTCGAGGGCTCTGCCCCCGTCCGTACGGGTGTAAGCAAACGAACTTGAGTTCGTCAAACTTACGTGTTCCGGATTCATCAGGTCCTGTTGGACCTGACTCCGGTTTAACCGTCTTCCGATTCTCCTTGAAAGGAGACGGACGGTTTGCATCCGCTCCGGACTAATGTCCGCAGCTGGCTGTGACAAGAGGTTCCTATGCTTTGCAAGGGAACCAAGGATCATCTCCCCCGTTGGGGGTGGTAATCCTCTTGTCGAGGTAAGGTGGGCAACTCTAGTTGCCTCCCCCTTACTTTTGAGACCTCTGTGGATGACTGCGTCCAGCCATACACAGTTGAGTCCCGTGTACTCACCTTCTGGTGAGAACCCGGGAAAACACTCCACCCCTTTGGATGGAGAGTTTGCCTTTATTGCTCTAGTTCTTACGAACTGGCAAAAGGCTTTGTACTCCTTCAGGAGTTGCTCATACCCTGAAGATACAAGCTTTGAGATAGTCCATCTAAAGATGGTCTTCACAAAATCTCCTTCGTCCGAGACAAAAGCCTCTGGACTGGATAAAAGAAGTGTGTCCTCTATTGAGAGCCACACCCTTTCATATCTCTCCAACTCCCTTACGGGGAGTCGCGAAAGCCTATGTGCTATGTCTTTAGACAATAGCCCATGGGAGAGGTAGAATCCTGCGAAATGCCTTTTGGCATCCCGCGGGACTTCATCTAGGAATCGAAGCCTCCTTCTGGAGGATTTCGAATCCTTGGAATAACTTCCAATTCTCATATCGAGAATAGATGCCAGCTTGTTGTCGCGGCTAAAGCCGCCGGCAAACCAGCTGTCAGGGTCTGGATATGCGCTATTGCGCACATCCAGATCCTGGTCTCTGCCTGAGAGTGTCCCGGCG